GCCGCTGGCGCTTCGCCGCCACGTGGCTCGCCTCCCTGCCTCGCGGCATCCGCATCCCCCAGCAGGAGACCCCATGCGCCGCGTGATGGACCCCGACGAGGTGCGCTGCCGGCCTTCCCCTGGCTGCCCGCTGCAAGAGTCCTGCGCCAGGTTCACCTCCCCCATCCCCACCACCAACGCTAAGATCGGCAACTTCCGCGCCCAGGTGCAGACAGGCCCGACGGGCAGCGCCTGCAACTACCGCCTCAGCGTGATGGTCGGCCCGGCTGCTCCGCCAGCGCAGCGCGCGACGAAGCCTTGGCCGAAAGGGCAGGCGTGACGACCGTCCTCGCCTGCACCAGGGCCGGAATGATGGTTGCCGACAGCAACATCACCGACGCCCACAAGGTGTGGAAGGCTCGCAAGGTCTGGCGCGTCAACGGCGCGCTCGTCGGGATGTCCGGCAATGCCGAGGAGTTCCTCCCATTCCTGGTCTGGTGCCGCAACGGCATGCAGGAGGACCCGCCGAAGCTCAAGACGCTGGACGCCATGATCATGTCGTCGGACGGCCTGCTTTGCTACTCCATGAGCACGCTGCCCATCCGCATCGAGGCAGGTCGCCACGCCATCGGCAGCGGCTCCATGGCCGCTCTGGCCGCGTATGAGGCCCTGGGATTCACAGACCCGAAGCGAGCCGTGCAGATCGTCTGCCGGCACGACCTGAACAGCCGCGCGCCCGTGCGGGTCTACAGGCTGTAGCGCGCCCTCTCATGCCGGCGCCTACCTACCTCATCGATGAAAAGCTCAAGGAGTGGGCCACCCCCCGCCAGGTGGAGGTGATCGACGCCGTCAACAAGCACAAGTCCCTGCGGGCAGCGGCCAAGGCGCTTGGCGTCAACTACACCTCAATCGGCCAGTCCATCAGGCTGGCGAAGAAGAAGGCGGCCATCTTCGGGTATTCGCCGGAGCATGACCTGAAACGTCCGGTGGCGCCGGGCCAGCGCCTGCGTGGCGCGAGCCTCCTCTACAAGGACGGCAAGGCCGAGCCGGTGCTGACGTGGGTCAAGACGGAACGGGATGGCGCGCAAGCCGACGAGATCCTTCGCGAGTTCGTCGAGTACCTCACCAAGGATGCGAAAGGCCTGTCGCCGGCCGTGGCCGCGCCGGCGCAGGCATACCCGGATCTGCTCGCGGTGTACCCCTGGGGGGATCCCCACTTCGGCATGTATGCGTGGGCCCGTGAGAGCGGGGACGATTTCGACCTCGAGGTGGCCGAGCGCCTGACCCTCGGCGCCGTCGACCGGCTCGTGGCTGCGGCGCCGCCGGCGGAAACCGCGGTGCTGCTGCCGCTGGGCGACTTCTTCCACGCCAACGACCAGACGAACCAGACCCCGGCGCACAAGCACCAGCTGGACGTCGATTCGCGCTACCCGAAGGTGCTCATGGTCGGCGTCAAGGCGGTGCGGCACGCCATCCTGCGCCTGCTCGAGAAGCATCCCAAGGTGATCGCCAGATTCGAGCCCGGCAACCACGACCCGGAGGCCAAGTGGGCCCTGGCGCTCACTATCGCCGCATATTTCGAGAACGAGCCACGCGTCACCGTCGACCTGACGCCGGGCAAGTTCTGGTACTACCGCTTCGGCAAGGTGCTCATCGGCTCAACGCATGGCGATACCGCCAAGCATGCCGCGCTGGGCGGCGTGATGGCCGCCGATCGCCCGGAGGATTGGGGCGCCACGAAGCACCGCTACTGGTACACGGGGCACATCCACAGCAGCACGGTCACCGAGCTCCCCGGCGTGGTGTGCGAATCGTTCCGCACGCTGGCCGCGAAGGATGCCTACGCCGCCGGCCACGGCTACCGGGCCGGGCGTGACATGCGTCTGATCGTTCACCATCGCGAGTACGGCGAGATCGAACGACACCGGTGCGACGTGGCGATGCTCGAGAACAGCCCCAGCCGATAAGCGCCAGATATCAGCCATGACCGATAGCAAGCCGACAAATCCCAAGGACGCGATCGCGCTGAACAAGCTGCCGCTGCACCTCGTCTCCCCGATCGTCAAGGCCTACCAGGCCATCGCCCATTTCCTCGGCAACGTGAAGTACGGCGCCTGGAACTACCGCGGCGCCGGCGTCCGGTATTCGGTCTACAAGTCCGCGCTCGAGCGGCACGTCGATGCATGGTGGGAGGGTGAGGAGAACGACCCGACCGACGGGACACCCCATCTCGCGAACGCGCAGGCCTGCCTGAACATCCTGATCGAGGGCAAGTTCACGCCCAGCACGATCGACGATCGGCCGCCCAGCCGAGCCGAGGCTCTGGCCAGGATCCGCGCGGAGTTGGAGGCGCTGATGCCGCAGATACGTGAGCGCTACGCCGACAAGGACCCCAAGCACTGGACCATCGCCGACAGCGCGCAGGAGGGGGAGCGCGAGTCCGGTTGAAATCCTGCCGTTTGCCATTGCAATTGGCGGATGAGCACGCTGACACAGGAATACGTCAATTCCCTCTTCCACTACGACAAGGAGAAGGCGCTTCTGACATGGAAGGTCAGAAAGGGCTGCGCCGTGCCGGGGATGGATGCACGCTTCCACGGTCGCCAATTACAAACGTCCACCCACGATGGCAAAGCAGCGCAGTAGCGCGGCCGGCTCCAAGCAGCCCAAGGCCGTCGCAGCGAAGAGAACCGCCAAGCCGGCAGCCCAGCGCCGCGTGGCCGACGCACTGCCCTCGGCAGGGGCGCCCAAGCGCGCGAAGCCCTCGCCCGCCCAGGACAAGCTCGACGCCGCAGGGGGGGCAGCAATCGCCCAGCTCATCATCGAAGGCCAGACGTACCGGCAGATCGCAGAGAAGTACGGCGTCGGCCTCGGAAGCCTGGCCGAGTGGATCGAGGCCGACCCCGAACGCTCTCATGCGTGCGCGCGTGCGCGCGAAATGGCGGCGCAGACCTTCGACGAGATGGCCGAGCAGCGCATCGACGAGGCGGCAGACCCGTTCGCCCTGGCCAAGGCCAAGGAACTGGCGGTGCACTTCAGGTGGCGCGCGAAGGCGGCGAACCCGAAGCGCTACGGGGACAAGGTGCAACTGGACGCCAAGGTCGACACCAAGTCCATCAGCGACGACGAACTGCTGAAGCAGCTTGCCAAGTTCGGGATCCAGGCCAGCGTCAAGCCGGTTGCGGAGGGCGAGGGTGCTTGACCTCGCCGCGCTCGAGCCGGCGCAGAAGCAGCACCTCGCCTCGCTGCTGGCCGAGGTGGACCGCCGCCGGCGCACGCGCGTGATCGAGACGATGTTCCCGGACACCGGGAAGTACGCGCGCTTCCGCTACCCGAAGCACCTGGAGTTCTTCAGGCTCGGCGCCACCCACAACGAGCGGGTGTTCATGGCCGGCAACCGGGTCGGCAAGACCGTGGCCGCCGGGACCGAGACGACCTACCACCTGACTGGCAAGTATCCGAACTGGTGGGATGGCCGGCGCTTCGACCGCCCGGTGCGCGCGCTGGCCAGCGGCGACACGCATGAGACGACGCGCGACATCCTCCAGCTGAAGATGGTGGGCGCAACCACCGACAAGCCGGAGAACATCGGAACCGGGTTGATCCCGGGCGACGACATCACCGGCATCGTGCCGCGGCCGCATGTCAAGGGCGCGATCGAGAAGGTCACGGTGCGCCACGTCAGCGGCGGCGAGTCGGAACTGTGGCTGCGCTCCTACGAGCAGGGCCGCGAGATCTTCCAGGGCTTCGAGCTCGACATCTTCTGGCCGGACGAAGAGTGCCCGGAGGACGTGTATGAAGAGGGCCAGGTGCGCCTGATGACGCGCAACGGCATCTCGATGCTCACGTTCACGCCGCTCAACGGCCTGACGAAGCTGGTGCAGCAACTGACCGCGAAGACGGACGATCCGGTCGTCATGGCCAGCCGATCCGTGGTGCAGTGCGGCTGGGATCACGTCCCGCACCTTGACGAAGACGCCAAGGCCCGGCTGCTGGCCAAGCTGATGCCGCACCAGCGCGACGCGCGCACGAAGGGCGTGCCATCGCTCGGCGCCGGCGCGATCTACCCGGTGCCGGAGACGGACATCGTGGTGGATGACTTCGCGCTGCCGGCCTATTGGCCTCGGGCCTATGGCATGGACGTCGGCTGGAACCGCACGGCCGCCATCTGGGGCGCGCACGACCGGGAGGCGGACGTCGTCTACCTCTACAGCGAGCACTACCGCAGCCAAGCCGAGCCGAGCATCCACGCAGACGCCATCAAGGCCCGCGGCGTCTGGATTCCTGGCGCGATCGATCCGGCGGCGCGCGGCCGCCAGCAGAAGGACGGCGAGCAGCTGCTGCAGAACTACCAAGACCTCGGGCTTGACCTCACCGCCGCGGACAACGCCCGCGAGGCCGGAATCTACAACGTCTGGCAGCGCCTGAGCACGGGCCGCATGAAGGTCTTCAAGTCGCTGCAGAACTGGCTCAACGAGTACCGCATCTACCGGCGCGACGACAAGGGGCAGGTGGTCAAGGAGAACGACCACGCCATGGATGCGACGCGCTACCTCGAGATGTCCGGCATCGCCATTGCGCGCGTGCCGCCACGAGTCGAAAAGCCAGCCCGGCGCGGCAACTGGCGGACCGTGTAAACGAAAGGACTGCATGACAACTCAATCCATCCTCGGCCCCCACGGCACCCCCATGGTCGAGCTCGGCGGCGAGCGCGCCTGGCTCCAGCGCATCAAGGGCGACATCGTCTGTTCCTTCCAGTGGCTGGACATCGGCCTGGAGGAGCCGCACCCGTGCATGGCGCTGTTCCCGGCCATGCGGCGCATGGACACCGCGGCCTACGTGATCCCGCAGCGCAACGCCTGGGCCTACGCCACGCGCGATGGCAACGCCACGCCAGAGCACTTGGGCGTGGCCTTCAAGGCGGCGCTGCACATGGGATTCCACCCTGACCAGTCCACGGTCCACCGGATCATGGACATCATCGTCGAGGGCATTCCCGACTTGGTTCGGATGCCCAGCGACCAGCCGGCCAGCCTGCACGTAGCGCGCGTGCTCATGGGCATCGAGGCTTCGGCCAAGGTCAACGGCAAGGTCGTCAAAGAAGAGGTCTTGTGATGTTCGGCATTGAGCAGCGCGAGACCAAGAGCCAGCGCGATCCGCAGACGGATGGCACCACGCCATTCGTGGACGAGCAGAACGCCAGGAGCGACCCCGAAGGGGAGCAGAAGCGCCGGCACGCCGTGCTGATGGAGTGCCTGCACGACGAGCGCGACCGCCAGGCCGAGGAACGGCTGCAGGCCGCCATCGACGAGGACGTGTACGACCACCTGCACTGGCGGCGCGAGGACGCCGCTGTGCTCATGGACCGCGGCCAGGCGCCGCTCGTCTACCCCGAGTCACGCCAGACGATCGACTGGATCAGCGGCATGCAGAAGCGCATGCGCAAGGACTACAAGATCCTGCCGCGCGAGCGTGGCGACGAGCAGGGCGCCGAGGTCAAGAGCCAGGTGGTCAAGTACACCGACGACGTCAATCTGACCCAGTGGCATCGCTCGCGGGCCTTCAAGCAGGCGGCGTTGTCCGGGCTCGGCTGGCTGGAGGAGGGCATCAACCTCGAGCCGGGCGAGGAGATCATCTATTCCGGCTCCGAGGACTGGCGCAACGTCTACCGCGACTCGCGCGCCAAGCAGTTCGACCTGAAGGACGGCCGCTACCTGTTCAGGCGCAAGGTCACCGACCTGGACTACGCCATGGCGCTGCTGCCGAAGGCGAAGGACCACCTGCGCAACATCGCCAGCACCGACGAAGTCATCGACGATGATGACGTGTGGTTCCTGGGCGAGCGGCTGACCAACGCCTCGGACCTGGACCACATGGATGGGCTGCCCGCGCGCTGGCGCGATCGCAGGGCCTTCATCGGCAACGACTACACCGACAAGGGCAGGCGGTCATCGGTCGAACTGCTGGAGTGCTGGTACCGCGTTCCCGAGCGCGTGCAGGCCTTCAACGATGGCCCGCTGGCGGGGAAGATTTTCAACCCAGCCGACCCGGCGCACCTGCAGATCCAGCAGGACCGCTGGAGCATGTACGACGCGGTCAAGCTGCGCATGCGCGTGATGATCGCCACCAAGGACCAGCCGCTGTGGGATGGCGCGAGCCCGTTCCGGCACGGCCAGTTCCTGCTCATCCCCATCTGGGGATACCGGCGCTACCGCGACGGCCTGTGCTACGGCGTGATGCGCGGCATGCGGGACCTGCAGGAGGACACCAACAAGCGCGCATCCAAGGCCCAGTGGCTGCTGGCGAACAACCGCATGGTCATGGACAGCGGCGCCGTCGACGACATCGAGGAGGCGCGCGACGAGGCGGCCCGCCCGGATGGCGTCATCGTCAAGAAGATCGGCAAGGAACTGCGCTTCGAGAAGCCCGTGGGCGAGATCCAGGGCAACCTTGAGATGATGGACCGCAACATCGCGGCCATGCGCAACGCCGGCGGCGTGACGAACGAGAACCTGGGCCGCGACACCAACTCCAAGAGCGGCGTGGCCATCGAGCGCAAGCAGGACCAGGGCTCGCTCACCACCTCGGAACTGTTCGACAACCTGCGCCTGGCGGTGCTCATCGCGGGCAAGCTGCGGCTGTCCCACATCGAGCAGTTCTGGACCCAGCAGAAGGCCATCCGCATCACCGGCGAGGCCCAGCCGATCGAGTGGCTGGAAGTGAACAAGACCGACCCGGACAGCGGCGAGGTCATGAACGACCTGACGGCGCGCGAGGCTGACTTCTACGTGGGCGAGCAGGACTACCGCGAGAGCTACATCCGAGCTGCGATGGAGCAGACGTTCCAGCTGCTCGGCCAGATCGCGACGTTTGCGCCGCAGGTGGTGCTGGCCGTGCTGGACTTGGCCGTCGACAGCGCGGAACTGCCGAACAAGGACGAGTGGGTTTCTCGCATCCGCAAGCTCAACGGCCAACGCGACCCGACCAAGGCGCCGACACCTGAGGAAGAAGCCCAGGCGCAGATCGACGGGGAGAAGAAGGCGCTCCAGGAGCAACTGGCCGTCGAGATGGCGCAGGCGCAGCTGGCCAAGGAGCAGGCCAATGCGGCGAAGCTCGACGTGGAGGCCATGGCCAAGCGGGTGGACGTGCTGATGCAGGCGCTGACCGCTGCGCAACTCGCTGCGACCAACCCCGCGCTGGCGCCGGTGGCCGACGAGATGGCCGCGGCCGCAGGCTTCAAGCCGCAGGGCGGCACGGATCCGAACATCCCGCAGCCGACCGCTGCGCCGACGCCGATGGATTCCGCCGCACCGATCGACCCAACACAACAACCTGCCGGGCCCGAAGCCGGCATCCCACCACAGGAGTTTCAATGAGCACTGACCACCAAGGACTGAGCCAGGCCGAAATCGACGCGCTGGAAGGCGACGAACTCGACGAGACCGGTATCCCGAAGGAAGACGACGCAGACCGCGCCGAGGCGGCGCGCGCGAAAGGCGAGCCGGGCGCGGACGACGGTGACGAGGGCGAGGAAGGGGCCGAGGCGGACGACGACAAGCCCGCAGCCGAACCGCCCGCCGCGGCGCCCGCTGCTCCTGCGCCGGCTCCGGTCGAAGCGCCTGCGCCGGCACCGGAAGCGGCCGCCGCTCCTGTCGAGCCGCCGGCCGAGCCGCCCGCGGCCGCAGAGGAAGCGCCCGAACTGCCGCGCGAGGTCGACATCCCTGATCCCATCCTCGTGCAGGTGCAGGACCCGAAGAAACTCGCCGATGCTCGCGAGGCCGCCGAAGCCAAGATCGACGACATCGAGAAGAAGTGGTCGGCCAACGAACTCACCGACGACGAGCGCAACGCGCAGATGAAGGCCGCGCGGCGCGAGCTCACCGCGGCAGTGTCGGCCGAGGCGGCCAACCAGGCCCGCATCGAGACCAACGCTGCGAACGCAGAGCAACAGCAGCGCCGCGTGATCGACGGCATCGTCAAGATCGCCAAGACGGAAGGCAGCATCGACTACGCGAAGGACGCCAAGGCCGAGGGCCAGTTCAACCGCGCGCTCCAGGTGCTCTACGCCGACCCGGACAGCAAGGGCAAGTCGTTCGCCGCGCTCAGTCTCGAGGCGCATCGCATGGTGTGCGCGATGCGTGGCGTGACGCCGAAGGTGGCCCCTGCACCCGCTCCTGTTGCAGCGCCGACACCACCGAAGCCGGCAGCAGCGCCTGCGCCTGCAAAAGCAGCGCGCACTCCGGTTGACAAGTCACTAATCCCCCCTACGCTTTCGCGTGTGCCTCCTGCGGCTGACGCGACGATCAGCGGTGACGAGTTCTCCCACCTCGCCAATCTCGATGGCGCTGAGTTGGAGAAGGCGGTCACCAAGATGACGGCGGAGCAGCAGGAGCGGTGGCTCAATTCATGAGCAAGCAGTACGTGTTGCTGGTTGACGTGAAGAAGGGCGAGACCCTGGACATCGGTGGCGTCATCGTTGTCCGGGTCGAAGAGAAGTCAGGCCAGCGAGCTCGGTTGCGCTTCACGTTCAAGGAGCCAACCGAGGTGAAGAAGATCCAGACGCCGGCGGCGCAACCCGCGCCGGCGTGATAGGAAGGGCAGGCGAGAGCCCGGTTGTCTCGTCGTAAGGCCGCGCAGTAGTGCAGCCCATCAACCAACGTTGAAGGAGCTGCGCGTATGCGTACCGTGATCGGGGTCAATGACCCCCAGGCAGTCAAGAAGTGGTCCACCGCCTTGGGCGTGGCCGTGAACAAGTCGAGCTACTTCGCTCGCAAGATGATGGGCATGGGCAAGGACAGCCGCCTGCCCATCCAGCGCATGGACGAACTCGAGTCCGACGCTGGCGACGAGGTCACCTATGACCTGCTGATGCCGATGAACATGGAGCCCGTCGTCGGCGACGAGACCCTGGACGGCAAAGAGCAGCCGCTCAAGTACTACACCGACAAGATGCGCATCGACCAGGTGCGCGGCGGTGCGGACCTCGGCTCGCGCATGACACGCAAGCGCACGCTGCGCAACATCCGCACGGATGCCAAGCGCGTGATGAGCGACTGGTGGAAGCGGCTCTACGACGAACTGTTCTTCATCTACCTGTCGGGCTCGCGCGGGACGCAGACCGGCTACATCTGGCCGGCCGGCTCGGCGTTCTTCAACGTCAACGCGCTGGCCGCGCCGGACTCGGCGCACATCATGTACGGCGGCAACGCGACGTCGAAGGCTTCGATCGCCTCGGACGACCCGTTCGACCTGCGCCTGATCGATAAGGCCGTGGCCAAGGCCGAGACGATGGGCGGTGACGGCAGCGACGAGATTTCGATGCTGCCCTGCGAGATCGACGGCGACGAGCGCTACGTGTGCCTGATGCACACGTTCCAGTACGACGCGATGAAGTCGAACACGAACACCGGCCAGTGGCTCGACATCCAGAAGGCGGCCGCGGCTGCCGAAGGCACGAAGGCGCCGCTGTACAAGAACAACGGCGGCGTCTACGCCGACGTGGTGCTGCACAAGCATCGCAACGTCGTGGGCTTCAGCGACTACGGCGCGGGCACCAACCTGCCGGCACGCCGCGCACTGTTCCTCGGCGCCCAGGCCGCGGCGATCGCCTTCGGCTCGCCGGGCACGGGTCTGCGCTTCGACTGGACCGAAGAGGTCAAGGACCACGGCAACGCCGTAAAGATCGGCTCGAACTCCATCTTCGGTGTGAAGAAGGTTCGCTACAAGTCCAAGGACGGCAGCGTCGAGCGCGACTTTGGCGTGTTCGCCATGGACACCTACGCAGTCGATCCGAACGCCTGATGAGTGAGGCCCCTTCGGGGGCCTTCTCGCGAGCCTCACCTGAAAGGAATTCATCGTGGCTGTTACCACCACCAAGGCATACACGGGCGTGCGCCCGGTTCCGCAACCCGACGACGCTGGCGTTCGCGTCGTGGCCGTCGACGTCGAGTTCGCTTCGGCCGCCTACTCGGCGAACGACCTGATTCGCCTGTGCAAGCTGCCCATCGGCGTCAAGTGCCTGGACTGGGCGCTCGTCTTCCCGGACATCGACACCGGCACGCCGGCGCTCGCCTGGTCGCTCGGCATTGAGAACGCCGGCGGAACCGACCTAGACACGGAAGTGTGGGGCACTGGCCTGACGGCCGGCCAATCCACCTCGGTCGTGCGCAACAGCACCTCCGTGGCCGCGCAAGGCGTGACCACGACCGAGCGGACGCTGGACCTCAAGTGCACGACCGCAGCGGCGACCTACGCCGGCTCGGGCAAGACCGGCCAGGTCCTGCTCTGGCTGCAGGGCTAATTCTCCGTGGTCTTGGGGCAGCTGGTGCTGCCCCCTTTTTGAAGGAGGGGCGGATGCCCATCGTTCACGCCTACCGGCGCACCGTGCGCGCGCACATCAAGGCCTCGCACGTGGCCGACCTGGCCGCGCATGGCAAGGTCGAGTTCAAGCCCAACGACAAGGGCGAGTTCGTGGCCGAAGTTCCTGCCGGGCCCGCGCTCAATCGGCTGCTCGCCATCAGCGAGGCCTACCGCATCCATGGCGCGCCGGTGGTGGCCGAGGACGACGAAGAGGACGAAGGCGACGCCTCCCCCTACGTCATCACCGACGGCGACAAGACCGTGGACCTGCGCACGCTCGACAAGGTCGCGCTCCTGCAGTTCGCGGCGGAGAACGACATCGCCATCCACCCGAACGCGAAGGACGAGACGATCCGCGACCGCCTCGTCAAAGCGCTGACGAAGGGCGAGTGACGCCATGGCGGCGACCGTGCTGGTCAAGGATGTGCTGTACCGCTTCGGCGGGTTGATCCACGACCTGTCGCCCCAGTTCATTCGCGTGCCGCAAGTCGAGGCCATCAACTGGCTGAATGACGCGCAGGTCGCAATCACGATGTTCCTGCCGTCGGCGTGCTCGCGCATCGACGCGGTGAAGCTCAAGGCCGGCACGCGACAGAGCATCGAGACCATCGCGGCGGCTGATTGCAAGCCAGGCGATGGTTCCACGCCAAACACGTCGATCATCGGCGTTCAGTTCCTCGAGTCGTTCCGCAACATGGGCACTGACGGGCTGACGCCGGGCCGCGTGGCGCGCGTCGTGCCGCGCGAGGACCTGGATGCGTTCTCGGCCGGCTGGCACACCGCGACGAATACGTACAACCGCGTCGACGCGGTCATGTACGACCCGCGTTTCCCGCGCTACTTCCACGTCTACCCGCCGATCCCGGCCACCCCGGCCGTGTGGCTGGAGTTCGGCTACACCGCGCAGCCGCTGAAGGTGCCCAACGTCGGGAACGAGGACTACAGCGCCGGCGGCTCGAGCACCGAGGTCATCAAGATCGCGGACCAGTACCTCGAGATGATCGTCGACTACATGGTGGCGCGAGCCCACATGAAGGAGACGAGTTGGCGCGACGAGGGCAAGGCCGTGGCCTTCACCTCCAAGTTCGTCGGTGGGCTGAACGCCATCGTCACGTCACTGACGGGGACCAACCCGAACCTTCAGCGCCTGCCATTCGCGCCGGAGCCGCTGGGGCAGGCGCGGTAAGGGGCGGCCATGGAATGGGCCGACCTTCTGCCGAGCGTGCTCCCCTCAACGCCCGGGTGCTCGGACATCCTGGCGATCGACCACATCCGCAAGGCGGCGCGTGAGTTCTGCGCGCGCACGCTGTGCTGGCAGTACCAGGCCAACGCGATCACCGCGCAGGCCGGCGTCGCAACCTACACGCTGCAGATGGGTGACGGGCAGGAGCTGGTCAAGCTGCTGGCCTGCGAGGTCAACGGCACCGAGTACCACGTGCCCAACGGCGCGGCGGGCCGGCGCCTGGCGCGCCAGGGCGTGAGCAACCTCTGCACGCTGGCTTCCGGCGGCCAGGACTTCACGCTGTCGCCGACGCCGAGCGCGGGGGCCTCGATCGTCACCGACATCGCGGTCAAGCCGTCGCTGACCTCGGCGACCTGGCTCGACGACTTCGCCGCGCACACTGAGGCCGTCGCCGCCGGTGCCATCGCCTCGCTGTGCGCATTGCCCAAGAAGCCTTGGACGGACCACGGCTTGGCCGCGCTGCAGCGCGAGATGTTCGAGAACCGCATCGGCACCGAGCAGTACCGGGTGTTCAAGGGCATGGGTCGATCGCATTCGACCGCTTCCGTGGAGTGGTGCTGATGGCCGACGTGATCGTCAAGCGCCCGACGGACATCGTGACGGTGCGGTTCGACTTCCGCGAGTTCGTCACGCGCGTGGTCGCCGAGGGCGTTCCAGTCGAGGACGTGAGCTACACGCTTCGCGCACAGGCCGGCGTGACGATCTCGGCCAGCCTCGTGGACAACGCCGGGCTGCTCGACGTCGTCGTGAGCGGCGGCGCCATCGGCGTGGTCTATGACTACGGCATCGAGGCCAAGACTCCTGAGGGTGACTCTTCGGTCGACGTGCGCAAGGTCCGCGTGCGCGACCCGAGCCTGTTCCCTGTGCTGCCGACGACGGGCGAGACCGTCCTGGGCACCTTCCATCTGGTCACCGAAACGGGCGACGACCTCGTCACCGACACGGGCGACTTCCTCATCTGGGGCTGACATGGCCAACAAGACAATCGGGCAACTCACGCCAGCCGGCGCGGCCGCGGACACCGACAAGATCCCGATCGAGAACGCCGCTGGCGTCACGCAGCGGGTCACTCGCGCGC